TCTCACGTGCTTACCATGCTTCGAGTCCAAGTTGATAACTGATCGCAAACAAGCAGGAAGTATCAGTAACATGGCATAGCAAGGAGGATGTTGTATTACTTAGTTATGCAGTAAACTATCCTATCCCCTGTAACGAAACTACTATCCCAGGTGGGATCGAAACGTCAGCGACTTCAGTTCATCGTCGTCGCATTCATTACTTGCTTCGTACGTGTAAGCTGTCAATCAGGCGCCAATGGTGCGCAACTTCACGGCACAGCGAGAAGCGCAGCACCGTTATGTGCAAAGGGTGACGGCGAACCTTGGACGTCATCACGCACGCGATCCGTGCAAGCTGAAGCGACGCCACCTGGCAAACTGGATGTGGTTCGTGAAGTACATCATCTGCGATGATGATGTCCGCGATATAGATGATGTCAATCGAGTGCTTGCGACTGAGAGCAGAAGAAGCCGGGCGCCAATGGCAAATGTTCTACATAATGCCACAAACTATCGTGTGCACGTGGCGCTCATTCGATACTTCTATTATGCGGCACTGCAACCTGGGCTTCCTTTCAGCATTGACCTGTGCCCTGATGGGAGCCTTCGCGTTATCAGCCAAGTCCCTATTGCGCAGTATGGCGAACTGCAAAGATATTTGATAGGCTACCTTTACCAGGTATCAGTTCGCGATTACAATACCCTTCTTGGGCTGGGATATTCCTCTATGTACCAACACAACAACGACTATTACATCATGTATGGGCCTTTATCACTATGCAACCATTGCTGCTTATCGCCCGTGTGGTTTACTATCCCGCGACAGTGCGAGTTTGATTTCGATATCGTCGAATACAGGATGCACGAATTCGGCTTTCTGGAGCGTCACGTGCCAAGCAACCGCAGGGCTGCTGTTGTGAACCGCAATACTAGAGGCCGTCCAGCTCCTCGTTCTTCACCGCGTCGGGGACTGCCTTGGCGTTGTGTTAAACTTCATGACCTTGGCGATGAGGACGATGAGGACGTAAACACCCGTCCTTATCGCCCAAGACGGGGTCGAGAACTCTATGTTAGGTACATAGGAGATCTTCAGCACCTTCCCTTTCAGTGCCAAGGCCCTTGTTGCATGCCACGTTAAGACGCTGCTGTACTTGCACTCCATCCATGACCTGACTATCCATATCCATTTCATTCGTGTAAAGAATAACGCACTCCTTACAGTCAAGCCACGCTGTCTTTGCACCACTTCAGAGCAAGCGCAATGCAAATCTTGGCATTTCACCTCCGCGACATAACGAATCGGCTCTCAGATTTACTGCTCATGCAGCAGTACTCAGAAAAGAGGCAAAGGACCCATGACATCGCAACTGCAGCCTGTAAACTATCTTCTTCTATCATGGTCATGGTATTGGAGGGCGAAGAAGGTCATGTAGGAGTGAAAGAGTTCGAACTTAGTCTTACATGGCGCAAAAGGAGAATTTCTGACTCATGACAAAGCACAACATGAACAAGCATGGCGTGCCACTTGAAAGTACCCTAAAAATGATGGAGACATGTAAGGGAGTCGGAATATCCTTGGTGGCAAGTGCGCATAGTCGAATAGTGAGCGGGCGAAAAAGCGGGTCCGGTGAGGAGCGTCAAATGGTAGCCGGCGATGAGCGAAAGCGAGATCTGATGGCGGCAGTTGTTAGCAAGGGTCATGGGAAGGGAAGATTGAGTGAGGAGGAGGTCGTGATCGGCGCTGTAGAGTGAGGGGAGGCCGTAGGTGTCAGTGAGATGGATCGGTTGAAACGCAGTTCGGTTAAAAATCGTGAAGTTCGATTTTTAGGGCACCCACGCTTAAGGGTCAAGAGCTGCAGTGTTCAGTATGCCAAAGTCATAGATATAACCCTTGCCAGAAGTGTCAGAATGTGGCTCCATGCGGCCACAATCCGGAAACATCTCGGACCCCTCACAGTACAATTCGTTACCGTCCTTTAATAATTACCTTGCTTACCAAACAGGTAGTAAAGCATCCTGCATTTGTCAAGTTATGCAAGTTCAAAAATACCAACGTTGTTCCTCCTATTCCCAATGCGACTGATCATGGGTATATTGTGGACTTCCTCCATGGTCATGTCGCTAGAAAACAACTTAAACTCATGAAGGATAATTACGAGAAAAACATTGGGGATAGAATTATTGATGAATCCTATGAAGAGCTCAGCCTGTTATTGGGGCAATTTTATGATGGTGCTCAAGTTTTCAAGCGTAGGGTTACTACGTTTTGGCCTCTAGTGGTACAAATTTTGAACTTGCCTCCAAATCTCCGTGGCAAATTAGGGATCGGCACATTCATATTGTCAATTATCTCGGTTGACAATTATAAGAAGAACGGAGTTGAACAGTTCTTTTATCGAGATTGTTTGATCGCAGAGCTTGAGGAGCTTGAGAAAGGAATCAAAATTGAATGCTTGGATGGTAGAAAGTATTTTCTGCAAGCGCGCATAGTCATGCATTGCTTGGATTCGCCCGCTCTCTCGAAAACGATGCGAATTCAAGGTAAAGGAGCCAATGTCGGGTGCACCTTGTGCTTATCGTTTAGAGCAACCCGCCGGGAGGTGCTAAAGAAATCATCGCTTTATGACCATCGTCGCATGTTGGATTACGACCATATCCTGCGCAGTTTTGGCCAATCACGTAAATGCTGTCCAGCAGATTATTATCAAGTAAGAGAACCTGAACCATTGGAAACTGATGGGAGGTACAAGGCGTTGATGCTCCCTTATCAAGACCCCAAGCAATCTCAATTGTTTAAGACTTGGTGCCTTGTTGCAAACCCCAACGATCCTTTTCCTGTTCCCACCGGTGTAGTTGAGTCAATAAAACGGTTGCTCACGTCAAATCCACCGCCATTTAAATGTTACAGCAAATGCTTTAAAGCCAAAAACTTTATGAGCTTATTTGGCAACTACATGTATTTTGCTCATGCTAATTATATGAAGCGAGTGGAATACAATCGAGTTTCCAACAATACTTATTTGTACCATGCTCGGGAATTCCATCGGAAGGTGGAGAACAAGAGTTTCGACATAACAAACCAGGCGCAACATGTCAATGGCGTACGAGAAGCATGGGAATTCGCTCGCTTATCCTACACTGATTTCCAGCGCCACGTATGTTGGGACCCATTTCACGTCTTTATGGACGTGTGCGGCAACATCTTGCACAATCTTGCGGGTAAAAGGCTAACAAGCAAATCTATTACAATTTTCCGGAATACTGCTTGTCATCTTTCATTGTGGCTAAGTTGTCCAAGAACACGTTCTCAACATGGTATACCGTCATCGCCAGCGTATGTGTTGTCCATCGACGCCAAGAATCGCGCGGATGCTTATATGGCTTGCTTGTTGCTTCCGCAAGGCACGAAGCAAGATTATAATGTGCTGCATCCTTTTGGCAGAATGGGATATCTTAAGGGACATGCCAAAATATTGATTATGACAGCATATATTGATTATTTGCTGTATGGTGCAACTCATTTACCCAAAGAGTATAAGAATGGTTTATCACTGTATGGTTGGAACATGAGCAGACTGCTCAGCCCAGTATTGCAGATTAAAGACAGTGAACACGAAGCTGCAATTCGAAACGAAATTATCGAGTGCATCTGTATTTTGGAGGGCCTGTTTCCAGAGTCTGAAGCCATGTTTCCCAAGCACCAAATTCTTGACCTTGTAAGTCAACTCAAACAATTTGGTCCCATTAAAGGGTGGTGGGCGTTATATGGCGAACGTGCAATCGGTAGTTTGAAACAGTTCGTGCCAAAAGGTGGACGCAATTATACTCTATCAACCTTTCTCCAGTATATTGATTTTGAAAATTCAACGAATGAGAAATTCTTTGTTAATATTGATCGCATATTACGTCTACCCGCAGATTCTGCGGAATATACGGAAGAAGGTGAAGCTGCCATATGTGAACAACTTAATGTTGACAGGGACGGGGAGTTTCGTTACGACGGATTCATTACGTACCTGTCTAGTCCCATGCATGGTAGTACTTTCGAAATTACTCAGTATGATATGGAGAAGCTTCTATCCACTATTTTGGAGGAAATCACTAAACGATGCATTTCGCATTGGCAAGCGATGAGCCTCAGCCCTTTGTACTATATGATAGAATATTATTGCAAATATATAGCGCCGGGAGGACGCGCCAGAGCAGAAATTTTATTGTTCCTTTGGTGGGTGAAAGAGGATATGACTAAATGGGAGCATACTTATCAAGACCAAATAGACGAAAGAGATATGAACGACCTGGATCATGCGGAAATCGAAGAAGCATTCACGCGGCGTAGCATATTCCGATCCTGCCTGGTCGTCGCTAAAGCACTTCTATCGTTGAAGGTGGAAATGTTTAAGAAAGCCACAATATTGGGTACCAAACTGGTTTCCAGGGGATTTCACTGTCGTGAGTCAAAGAAGGATAAACGATTCGGCTATGGCAAACAAGAAAAAGTATACATGGTGCAAAATGACAAGAACATTCTGCGAAATAACTGGAATGAAACGTTGCAGTACTCGTGCTGGTGCAAGCTGACAACGACAAAGCCTATTCCGAATTTCATTAGAAAATCGCCAGAAAACCGATCATACGGCCACTTCTACCGTACGGATGTGGCTTTGGGCAAAAGGTTGTCCCTGTATGCGCAAATCAATTGTTTTTTCGCTATATTGATACCTGATAGAATGGTTGCCCAGATAGCTTTGGCCTCAGTCACTTGCAGAGAATATACTGCCACAGGGGGAGACACAACATTCCGCAATCTCTACGAAATCGATGTCCATGATCCACGTTCATTCAACGCCGACATTCGCTTTGTCCCGATCTCGCATATTCTTCCTACAGTTGTGGCAGTAGCCGGTTTGAAAAAGGAGCACAAGGTGAATGCCTATCTGCCAATTCGTGTTCTGAAGCGCAGTGATGAAAAGCACCTCTACGCTCACAGCTTCCCTGAAGCAGCTGCTACGGACATTGAGAAGTTGCTATTAATGAACGTAACGAGGAACCATGCGGAGGATTTATTCTCATATATCGTGGCAAAATTCGGCCAAAAGCCATTTCAAGTAAATCCGCTGAACTCGGAAAACGTTCGTAGCACTTGGGAGCTATAAGAAGATGATGAAAATGATGAAGAAGAAGAAGATGATGATGGAGAAGGAGAAGGAGAAGGAGAGGGAGAAGGAGAAGGAGAAGGAGAATGGAGAGAGAATAGGGAATAGAGAGAAGGAGGGAGAGAAGGAGGGAGAGAAGGAGGGAGAGAAGGAGAAGGAGAAGGAGAAGGAGAAGGAGAAGGAGAAGCACAGAAGGAGAGAGAGAGAGAGAGAGAGGAGAGAAGAGAAGAGAAGAGAAGAGAAGAGAAGAGAAGAGGAGAGAGAAAGATTGTGTGCTTTTTGACCAATTTTGGGCTATCTATCCCCGAAAGACCTCCAAGCAGTCCGCATCCAAAGCCTTCGCCAAGTTGAAGGATGAAGACCAGCAGAAGGCTATCAACAACATCGCACGCCTGTACTCCGATACCCCTGTGCAGTACGTTCCCCATGCCGCAACCTACCTGAACCAAGCCCGATGGGAGGACGAGGCTATCGCCCGAACCAATACCTTTGCAACACCCCTAAACCAAACCGATGACGCAGACCTACCTTACTTCCGCTGAACGCAGGCTACTGTCCTGCCTTATGGATAGTTTTATTGACCGTGCATCCCTGCTGATGCAGATTCCCGAGCGGTTGTTTACAGGAAACAACGTCTTTATCTACCGAGCCATCGAAGCACTCCACCGAGCAGAGCGACCTGTGGACTTGGTAACCGTTCACCAGCAACTTGTCAGCCAAGGTCAGGCGTTTGTGGTTCTTGAACTTGCCAGTGTAGCCGATGGCATTACCATCACCTCCGATTGGAAAACCTACGCCGCAGACCTCAATCAAGCGTGGAAGGTAAGGGAAGAGCAAACTATCATGGCAGACCTTGCCGTTGACCGTGACATTCCAAGAGCATTTGCTCGCTACCAAGCCATGCAAGCCGTGGAAACCAATGCCTCGGAATCCTCTGCCCACGAACTCGCCAAGGAGTACCTCCTGAACATGAACGAGGTCAGGGAAGGTAGGCGCAAGGATTCTATCTATCCCACCTACATTAACCCTCTTGATAGGATGCTAACTGGCTTTAAGCCCACCGAGTTCATTCTTCTTGGCGGTCGTCCTGCAATGGGCAAGACCCTCCTTGCCTTGCAAATCGCCATGAACCAAGCAATGGCTGGCATCCCTGTGGTGTTCTTCACCCTTGAAATGAGCGCAGACCAACTGACCCAGCGGATGCTTTCTAACTTGGCCGAAATGGATGGAGCCTCGTTCCTAAATCCAATCGAGCGAATAAGCAATGGCGAGTTCCTGACGCTTGGTCAAAAAGCGGACCTTCTAAGGTCAAAGCCCTTGTATATCGTTGACCTGCACCAAGCCAACCTTGACCGAATCGAAGGCGAAATTGCTAAACTCAAAACCAAGTACGGCGTTTGCGGATTCTACCTTGACTACATCCAACTCGTAGAGCCGACCAAGATGGACAAGCCCAAGCCGAAGATTGAGCAGATGACCAACATATCCAAAACCCTTAAATCTATCTGCAAGCGGCAGAAGGTGTTCGGGGTCGTGGTGTCATCTCTATCACGTGCAACAGAAGGCAGGGCAGACCACAGGCCCATCATGTCCGACCTTCGGGAAACAGGGCAGTTGGAGTTTGATGCGGATAAAATTGCGTTTGTTTACCGACCTCACCAGCACGACGATGCAAAGCCCGAAGATTTAATGGAGGTCATCGTTCGCAAAAATCGCAACGGTATGCTTGGAATCGCTGGCATTCAATGCCACCTTCCGTTCACCAAAGCCAACGAGTTCCCACCCAATAGAATCGATTTATGATGGAAGAGTACAACCTCCAAGCCGCCTGCGTCAAGTTATTCGCAATGCTCCGCCCCAATGAGCAGGGTCTGCTATTCCTGAACCTAAACAACCCTCGTTCCCGCTCCAACGGTTACTTCCTCAAAGGCATCGGCCTGACCGCTGGCGTGGCTGACATGACCTACCTATCCCCCAAGGGTGCGGTGTTCCTTGAGTTCAAAACCCCAAAGGGCAAGCAATCCCTCTCCCAAAAGTGGTGGCAGGGGGTCGTTGAGGCAGTTGGCTACAAGTATGTAGTCATCCGAAGCCTTGAAGATTTTCAAAGGGTATTGGATGAATGTTCCTAAGTTGTGTATATCTTTGACCTACTAAACCCCTAAACCATGAAACCAACCCCCACCGATTTTCGCCGCTGGCAAATCCACATCCGCAAGGAGTGCGTGAATTGCCAACGCCCCGACCATGCCGAAACCAT